GCTGATTTAGGCGACCTAACAACAGACTTGCTGTTTCTTGTTGAGTCTGGTCATCTATCCCCACTTAAAGCAAAAAAATCTGCTAAAACTATAGACACAGACTCACAGGAGTAACACAACATGGCAACTACAGTTTATTTATCAAATCCCAGCCTCACAATTAATAGTGTTGATCTCCAAGATCAGTGCACAAGCGCAACTATTAATTATGTTTTAGAGCAATTAGAAACCACTTCGTTTGGCGATACAGCACGCAAATTTGGTGGGTCAGCAGTGACATCGTTGCAAAACAACACAATTACATGCACACTTTACCAATCGTATGTAGCGTCAGAAACCGAAGCAACAATTTTTGGTCTTGTCGGTATTCAAACAACATTGGTGTTAAAGCCTGCAGCAACGGCAGTCAGCGCAACAAACCCAAGTTACACACTGACAGGCGCGTACTTGTCAGCACACACACCAATTAACGCGACGCTTGGTGAGTTGTCACTTTTGACTTTGACATTTACTGGCGGAAGTCTCGTCAAAGCAACTTCATGATCGCGCGGCTCTGGCCGTTGAAAATTAATAAAAAACAAGCCGCGCCTACAAGCGCCATACCGGGAGAAAAACAATGCAATTAAATTTAAAACTTACATCTATAGACGGAACAAGCACAGAAATTTCTACAACACTTTCAACCATCGTGGCATGGGAAAGAAAATTTAAACGCAAAGCATCTCAAATGTCTGAAGGTGTAGGAGTTGAAGATTTAATGTTTCTTGCGTGGGAAGCAACGCGAGCAAGTGGAATAACTGTGCCGTTGTTTGACAAATTTATCGAAGGCATGGCAAACATTGAAGTTATTGAAAGCAACGACCCAAAAGCACTAGCGGATCAGTCCGCTATGCGTTAGCACAAATTCTTGTGGCTACGGGTTTTTGGCCACCCGAAATAGTTTTTAGCTATGACGAAATGGTCACAGTTATTCAATTAATTAATGACGAAAGACAAAGACAATGAATTCTTTTGAAGTTGTCGGTGTAAAACAAACTTTAAACCAATTAAATAAATTTGACCCGACATTTAGAAAACTGACAAACAAAAACATTAGAACATCAGGTCAAGTCATTGTAAAACGCGCAATTAGTCTTGTACCGACACGCACCCCTTTAGGGGGAATGCTGAGAGGTTCATTAATAAAAGGCAGACCGGATACAAAATGGGTGCGCGACAAAGTAATTAAAGGTTTTAAAATTAAAGCAACATCGGCATCACGAAATGCTCGCACCGTAAATTACGCAAACGGCAACACAATTAATTACAAAGCAAAACCATTTGAAATAATGGTCGCTCAAAGCAAAGACCCGGCAGCAGTCATTTGGGATCATGCAAAAATTTCTGGTCAATTTGTCAACAGTTTAAATATTGTTGGGGCAGCAGCACCAAGAGATATAGATATTGCTGTTGAGGAATCAAGGCCAGAGGTTACAGCCGATGTTTTAAAAATAATTAAAGAAGCAGAAACGCAATTAAACAAATATCTTAATGTGAAATATTAGAGGCAATTTATGGCTATAAATATTCCAATTACATCAGAGTTTAATGACAAAGGATTGAAAGCGGCCACTGACGCATTTGGCGGTTTTAGTAAATCTGCAAGTTCGGTGAGCAAAATAATGTCAGCAGCGTTGGTACCAAGCCTGCTTGCCGTTGCTGGCGGAGTGCTCACATTTACTAAAGGCATAATGCCAGCAATTACAGCAGCAAGCGATCTTCAAGAAAACACAAGCAAAATTGCCAAAATTTTTGGCACAGCCAGCACCGCAATAATGGACTTTTCTAAAACTGCCGCAGTAGGCATAGGTCAATCAAGTAACCAAGTACTCGAAGCCGCCGGCACATTTGGTGGTTTTGGTAAAGCCGCAGGTTTATCAGGCGAAGCCTTATCAGATTTTACAACAGATTTTTTAACACTATCAGCAGATTTAGCGTCATTTAATAACACCACACCGCAAGAAGCAATTGATGCAATTGGTTCAGCACTTCGAGGCGAAGCCGAACCAATGCGCAAATTTAATGTTTTAATGAACGATGCTGCTCTAAAAGCCGAAGCAATGAAACTCGGCATTTATAGTGGCTCGGCTGCACTTACTTCTCAACAAAAAATCCTTGCTGCACAAGCATTAATTTTCAAACAAACAACTGACGCTCAAGGCGATTTTGCCGACACATCAGATGGCTTGGCAAACCAACAAAGAATTCTTGCTGCACAATTTGAAAATGTCAAAACAAAAATTGGTGAAATTTTGTTGCCTGCTTTTAAAACTTTCGTCACTTATTTAAACGAAAGAATTTTGCCAGCGCTTGACGCAACAATTACAGGTTTTAAAGAAAAAGGTTTATCTGGCGCAATCTTATATTTTGCAGCCGCTATGGGCGATGCAAGTATTAAAGTTTTAAATTCTATTGAAGGAATGATTTTAGGATTTATAAAATTAGAAAAAGGAATTGTCAATTTTTTCAAACCGGGTTTTGCAGTTATAGATTTATTTAGAGTTCTAGCAGATGCTATTGCTGGTGGTGATGGAGTCATAACTGTAGAACAAATGTTAATTAACCGGACAACAGAAGTGACGACAGGTTTTGATCGATTGCGCAACTCAGTATTAAATACTGGCAACGCTTTAAATATGCAAGGCAATAAAATAACGCCGGTAATAGACCAATATGACAAGGTAGGTCAAAAAGTTAATGCAGCCACTAAAGAAGTAACCGGTTTAATACCTGTTTTAGAAGATGTAGCAAAGGGTCATGCCAAAGTTGTTAAAGAAACTGAAGCACACAAATTGGCAATGAAAGAAGCAAAAGAAGCAGCAGAAAGACTTAAAGACGGATTGCGAGAAGCAGCAAAAGCACTTGAAAGTGAAATGTCTGAAGCATTAAAAAATGCTTCAAAGGGACTTGAAACAGCACAAGACCGGTTTGATTCTTTTGAAGACACTGTTTATGGTTCTATTCGAGCCGCCGTTGATTTTAAGGCTGCGTGGGAATTAGGAGAGACAAGCGGTGATCGCACATTTGGTAGCGCGCTGGATGAGCAATTAGCAAAAGCCGAAAATTTTGCTAAAACTATTACAAAATTGCGCGTAGCAGGATTAAGCGAATCGGCTTTGCAAGAGGTGATGAAGGCAGGTGTTGAGGCCGGAACGGCGATTGGCGAACAATTGTTAACTGGCCAAGTAAATATTCTTAAAGCCAATAAACTTATGGAAACGCTTGACGCAATAGCAAAAGAAACGGCTAAAGGGGCTGCTCTACAATTTTACGGCGCTGGTGTTGAAGCAGGAAAAGCGTATCTCAAGGGTGTTGCCGACGCTATGGCAGGTGCAGAAAACGCCGCTCAATTTGCAATTATGCCAGCCGATTTAAAGGCAGTAGGTGCAGCATTTGAAGAAAGCATTAGCACAGGTACTCCGTTTGTTTCACCAATTGTTGTTGCTGGACCGCCGCCAGAACAAGGCAAAGGCGATATTACAATTAATGTCAACGGTGGCATGGCTACTTCAGCGGCAATTGGTCAATCAATTTACGATAATTTAATTCAATTTAAACAACTTTATGGCCCAATACGAGGTTTTGACTGATGGCTGCAACACTTTGCACTGGCGGTAGTTACCTACTTGAATTGGGCACAGGCTTTGACGCGCAAGCATTTGAGTTAGATGTCAGCACATTGAACGGCACACAAGTTTTAGACGGCGACGGCGAGGACTTTCAAGACATTACCGAGTATGTGCAAAACATAAACATTTCGCGCGGCCGCAAACAAGTGTTAGACGCATTTGGTGCAGGCACGATGATTGTGTCAATGGACCAAACAAACAACAATCGTGAATTAGACGCGTTTAACACCTCAAGCATTTATTACAACACCAGCACAGATCAGCCGGGTTTAGGGCCGTTGCGACCTATTCGGCTTAGTCGTGACGGCGAGTATTTGTTTGTAGGCAAGGTGACTAGTTATCGTCAGCAATATATTCTCGGCGGTTTAACGCAGTACACGGTTGCGTGTGCCGATGACATTTACACGCTCGCACAGGCTGAACTACCAGAAACAGCAACCAGTCAACAATCCTCGTCGGCTCGACTGTCGGCAGTGCTTGCACTAATCCCGTACACAGGCACTACAAGCCTCACAGGCACGCCTACAGCGACGCTAGGCGCTTACGACATCGCACAGGACACAAACGCCAACGCATATGTAAATCGTATAAATCAGGCTGAGCAAGGTCGCATTTTTTGTGATCGTGAAGGCACATTGACATTTACGCCGCGCATTGGGCAAACATTAGAGCCGGTCACGGTCACATTTAACGACACTGGGACTGGCACAAAATATGACAATCTTGGTGTTGAGTTTGACCAGCAGGCAATTATTAACAGCGCAACAGTCACGCTTGAATCTGGTGGCACGCCACAGACCAGCACCGACAGTGCGTCTATTAGCGAGTATTTTAAGCAATCGTTGTCTATTAGTGACAGCCTGTTGTCAAGCAACGCGCAAGCGCTGACGCTTAGCGACTACCTGCTTGACCCGATACCTGAGCCACGATTTACAAGCATGTCAAGCACATTCGCGGCGCTAACAGACCCACAAAAAGACGCGCTAGCAATCATGGAAATAGGCGGTTCAATCACGCTGACTAAAACATTCCCTAACGGCACACCGATAGCGGTCACGCAAGCGCTGGCAGTTGAAGGCATAGATCATCAAATCAATGTTGCGTCAGGGCATCGAGTGACCCTTTACAGCAGTCAAACTATTGTGCTAAACGCCTTTGTGCTAG